GCTTTAGCCGAAAAAGCTAAAGAAATCTACATTGAGGAATTTGGTGAAAAATCACTAAGCAAAGCAAAGTGGCCATTTGATATTGACGAAGAAAGTGGCGGTGTCCGCTTTCGCGCTAAATCAAGCAAGAAGCCTGTTCTTTATGACGCCGGTGGCAATGTCATTAAGGAAGACCTCAGCGTCGGCAATGGCTCAGTACTTAAACTGTCAGGTGTAATGTCTACTTACAACGCGGGAGGCAATACAGGTGTCACTATGTATCTCAACGCCGTGCAAATTATTGATCTCGTTGAATTCGGTGGCACTGCCTTTGAGCCAGAAGATGGCTACGTACATGAAGCAGCAGAAGAGCCAAAGAGCAACGATGCGGCGTTCGACTTTTAGACATATAAAATTCAAAAACGGCTACCGTAGCGGACTTGAAGCTACGGTGGCTGATCAGCTTACAGAGCTTGGTGTTGAGTTTGAATATGAGAAACAAAAAATACCGTATCAAATAGACGCCAAGTACATACCTGACTTCGTATTACCAAACGGAATAATTATCGAATGCAAGGGCCGGTTCACCAGTGAAGACAGGCGCAAAATGCGATTAGTCAAAGAGCAAAACCCAGAGCTAGACATTCGATTTATTTTTACGCGTTGTGCATCAAAAATAAATAAAGGCAGCAAAACAAGCTACGCCGATTGGTGCAAAAAATACGATTTCAAATATGCAGATAAACTTATTCCAGGAGAGTGGATATATGACAAAGCAGGAAAAACTAATTCAGCACCTGAAGCGCGGGCGTAAAGTTACTCGCCTTATTGCAATGCATGAATTTGACATTCAAAATTTAACAGCTGCAATTAGTAAGCTGTCAATCAAAGGCATGAACATTAAAAAACGCAAAAAGCAAGATACTCGCGGAACACCATACACAGAATATTACCTAGGTAAGCCGCATTATAAGCAAGCTGTTTAGTCAACCAAGGGGCGCCGCGAGGCGCCTCTTTTGCTTTAGGAGTATCTATGACATTAGCAAATGAAGTTTGGTTGTCGGCACTTAATCGTGCTGCACACCATTACGATTACATTAGCAGCCCACGAAATCAAAAAGTCAAAGAACTACTGAACTACACATATGAACTGCCAATGAATGAGCCTGTTGTTACACACGCAGGTAGAAATCTAAATTACCCATTCATGTTTGCTGAAGCCGCGTGGATTTTATCTGGTCGCAATGATCTAGAATTTATTATGCCTTACATGAAAAACTATCAACAATTCAGTGACGATGGTTTCTCACTCAACGGTGCTTATGGGCCAAAACTTATAGACCAATTGAGTTGGGCAGCAGAAGAACTTTATCAAGATCCAGACAGTCGGCGCTGTTACATAAATATATGGCGTGAAAGACCTGGGCCTTCTAAAGACATCCCATGCACTACCGGCTTGCAGTTTATACTTCGTAATGGCGAGCTAAATCTCATTGTCAATATGAGAAGCCAAGACGCTGTTTGGGGCATGCCTTATGACATGTTTACTTTCTCAGCTATCGGTAAATATATGCAAGTTTATTTGTGGATGGTCAAAAACTTTGGTGTTGGTTTAGGCAAACTATATGTCAGAGCAGGCTCATTCCATATTTATGAGCGTCATTTTGATGACACTGAAACGTGGCTTGAAACCACAGAAGAAAATGACGCGAACAAAGCTTATCTCAAAGCTTGCTCATGCTTAAATCCTCAAGATTTTATTTCAAACTTGGTGCGTGCTGCACAACACAGCAAAGGGCGACAGGTGAGTAAATGATTATAATTGAAGGTGCAGATTGCACAGGTAAAACAACACTTGCAAAACGCATTTGTGAAACAATAGGAGGCCAATACTTTCATTGTTCGTATTATCCAACATGGAATATCGAAACTTATCACAGATTGATAGGACACACTGCCGGCAAGCTTGAACAACAAGCACGAGTACCTGCAGTGGTAGACCGTTTTGCAATGAGTGAAGCAGCGTATGGTGCTGTTTATCGCGACAGCCCAAGCTATGACACAGAAGCTTTAATTGAAGAAATGATTAAAGCCTATCACCCAATCTTTATTTACTGCCGCACAGACAGCGCTGCAGAAGATCATCAACGTATGCAGCTAAGCCGCAAAGAAATGTACGACGACATCAGCGCAGTTTTGTCAGTTTTTGACAGACTAGCACAAAGCGGTAAGTACGGCACAAACATACTTTACGATTACAAAAAGCATGATGCTGACGAGTTTATCAAAGCATTTGCTTCTCATGAATAAGGAGAGTGCATGTCGACAATTGTAGCAGACGTATATGCGTTACAAGCTAAATATGGCTTTAACCATGAGCCAATTAGTTTTGGAAAATTACACTTTCGAGGTGAACAACTAGAAGAAGAACTATCAGAATATGGAGCCGCACTAGCAGCAGGTGATGCCGAAGGTGCAGTCGACGCTCTTATCGATATAACAGTCTTTGCCCTTGGGACACTAGCTATTGCAGGTGTCGATATTCAAGAAGCATGGGACGAAGTGCATCTAGCGAATATGTCAAAAGTGCGCGGCACTAAAAAAGGCCGTGAGCAAAGTGGCGGATGGGATTTAATTAAACCAGAAGATTGGAGTGCACCAGATCATGCAGGCAACACAGGATTCATCAGCGAAGTTTTTAGCTCACATTCCGTGTAGCAAATGTGGCAGCAGCGATGCTGGCGCACTTTATGACGATGGCCATACATTTTGTTTCTCATGCGAACAATATGGAGCGGCAGATGAAGACGAGGAACCAACTAGCGAAAGCAGTCCGTTCATCGAAGTACAGAACACGCGTAATTCGGAAGCGGACATTGTATACTCGCAAGGTCAAACACAAGCACTCAAAGCCCGAGGCATCTCAGCTGATACAGCGAGACACTTCGGGTACCGAGTCAACTCAACTCATCAACTCGCACCTTATTACCGCAATGGCAAACTAGTCGCACTAAAGACACGAGACAAAAACAAAGAGTTTCGTGTCATTGGTGACGGATCAAACCTTCCATTTTTTGGTCAAAATATACAAGCCAAAGGCAAACGCTTGTTTGTAGTGGAAGGTGAAATAGACGCTCTATCTTTATCCCAGGCTCTTGGTAACAAGTGGCCAGTAGTCTCAGTACCACAAGGTGCGCAAAGCGCGCCTAAGGTGGTCAGAAGAGAGCTAGAGTGGCTTCAAAACTATGAAGAAGTAGTATTTTGTTTTGATGGTGACAAACCAGGTCAAGACGCTGCAGCAGCATGCGCCGAAATATTAGAGCCTGGTCGAGCTTTTGTAGCTCAGCTACCACTAAAAGACGCTAATGAAATGCTACAAGCAGGTCGTGTTAAAGAGCTTGTCCAATCTGTTTGGAACGCTCCGCAATACAGACCTGACGGTATTATTGCTGCCAATGAACTATGGGACGTGGTGAGCAGGCAGGAGGCAGCACCTTCCATAAACTATCCTTTTCAAGGTCTTACCGACAAAACACGCGGTATGAGAAAAGGCGAGTTAGTAACGGTTACAGCAGGGTCGGGTATCGGCAAATCTGCTTTTGTCCGTGAATGCGCTCACCACTTAATCAAACAAGGAGAACGAGTTGGCTACATCGCGCTTGAAGAGTCAGTCAAAAGAACTGCGCTCGGCCTTATTGGCATTGAGCTTAATAAGTTGCTCCACATCGACGCAAAGGACGTTAAGAAAAGCGAGCTCAAAACTGCTTTTGATAGCATATTCAGCAATAATAGCACTTATCTCTACGACAGTTTTGGCAGCGTTGCTGTCGACAATATCATTGCTAAAATACGTTACTTGGCCAAAGGACTCGAGTGTTCTTGGGTTATACTTGATCACATTTCTATTTTGGTCAGTGGTCTTGATATTACGGACGAGAGAAAAGCCATAGATGTCTGCATGACAAGGCTTAGAACATTAGTAGAAGAAACAGGCATAGGTATGCTGCTTGTTTCTCATTTACGCCGCCCTGAAGGCAACAAAGGCTTTGAAGATGGCTTGCAAGTCTCACTTAATTCCTTGAGAGGCAGCCACAGTATTGGCCAGTTGTCCGACATTGTAATTGGTCTTGAAAGAGATCAACAAGGCGAAGACAGAAACACAACAAAAGTTCGTGTCGTGAAGAACAGATTTACCGGTGAA